CGCACGCCAGGCTGCCGAAGCACGCCTGAGATGACGGCTTGCGTCTGCAATCTGATCTCAAGATCAGCCATCGGTTCAGTCCTCCTGCGCCGAAAAATCCGAAGAAAGCGTCGCATTGCTGCTACCCTTCGCCGCAGTTTTCGGCGCTGCCGGCGCCTTGTCGTTCTCGCGAACGATTGCCTGCCGGGCATGGCAGCACAGCTCGAGTTTGTCCGGCGTCACGCCGTCAGCAAGCTCGACCGTGCCAAGCACGTCACCCGCCTCAAACTGCCTGCCGTTGATGATTCGCCGACGGAGCAGGACCAGCTCAACTGATCCTGCTCCGCCCGCGTTTCCGGTCTTCTTTCGACCCGTCGCCATTAGACCAGCGTGATGAGACAGGCCTGCTTCCAATCGCCGTAGCCGGCGGCGCGGCTGGCCGCGATGCCGAACTCCCAGGCGTTGTTGTCGTGGAAGAACTCGCTGTTCTCAGCCTTGGCGGACGTGCGCGGCGCTTCCTCCTCTTGGAGAATGACAGCGCGCTCGTTGCCGTCGGCACGATAGACAACGAACTTGTCGGTCCAGCCGGCAGCCGTCAGCCGAGCCGACGGTACGAGCTGCATCGTGAAGTTGTCCTGCGTGCTCGTCAGCGGATTCGGTCCGCCCGACTCGCCCATCGTGTTTCCCATCGCGACGCGCGCCGCGGCGTACAGCCCAAGCGGGCAATGCACGACGAAGCTCGAAGCGTCCTCGTTGGACGGCTCGCCTTCGTCGTCCTTGAATCCGAGCAGAGCGATGACGCCCTCCATCGCCGCGTAAGAGAACTCACCCGGCGACGGATCGGTGACGGCCGAGCCGTGCACCTGCGTCGGCAGCGCGCTGATGTCGACGCTCAGGTCGTTCGACTGAGTGCCGCTGTTGGCCTCGCTGTGATCGGTGTCGAAGAAGAACTGCCCGTCGTAACAGGCGGTGCTTTCTCCGGCGACAATCAGGTCGGTCGCGAGTTTGCTGAAGTGCTGCGCGGCTCGAGTCGTGAGCCCGTTGATGTACGGGTCCAGCTTGCTGCCGCCGTCGATCTTGCCGCGAGCGCGCCGGATGTCCTTGTAAGGAATCTGCACGGTCGCTTCGTACTCGACGTTTGCAATCTGAAACGAGATCTCGCGCGGCTCTTTGGGCTGCCTACCGCCGGCCCACTCACGCATGACCGGCGTCGTGCCGATGTCTGCATAGGTCTCAATCGCCTGGTCACTCGTGACCCGTCGCGCGACCGAAGCGAGCCACGGCTCGACGGGCTGCGCAGCGAGCCCCTGAAGAATCGCGCCACGGATGCCGCGCGATGTGATGTTTGACAGATTTGCCATCTTCCTCTTCCTCTCCTCAGCTCAGCCGGGTCAGTCAGTCGCGACGCAGTCGTACTGGACGACAGGCAGGCCCGCGGCCGTATCCCATGAGTCAATCGTGCCGATCAGCGTGTTCGACGTGCTGGTCGTGGTCAGGGTCTGATCGTCGGACGCGTAAACCGCGGTGCCGACGCTCGACTGATCTGTTGCGCCCGTGACAGCGTGCAGAATCCTGCCGCTGCGCTCGACGCGCACGCTTTTGGCGCCGTTGGCGCCAGCGCTGTTGTCGACGCGCTCGTACGAAATGCCCAGGAACGGGTCCGCAGCGGCGAGTCCTCGAGCCCAGCCTGAGCCGTCGTCGCCGACGAACGCGCCGGCGTAGATTGTCGTGGACGCTTTCACGCCGTGCGATGAGTAATCGCCAGTGACGCGCGTGATGCGTCGATCGTCTGTGAGTGCAGCCATCTCTTACTCTCCTCCTGCCGCTTACGCGCGGCCCTCTTCTTCAGCCATGAACAGCGCGTAAGCATCGGCGCTGCCGAACTCGGCTTGCAGCTCAGCCGATTTGTCGAAGTCGCTGCGCCACTTGCCGAACGCGTCGGTCGGCTCTGGGACACTGGTGTCCTCGCTCGCGCTCGGCGTCGCCTGATCGGATCGAAGCCGAGACAGCTCTGCCGCACGCAGCTCGCTGATCGCTTCAACCGCAGGCGTCCCAGCTGCGACAAACTTCGCAACCAGCGCGTCCTGCCCCTCGAACTTTGCAGCGATAATGTCTGCGACCCGCGCCCGCTCTGCGCTCAGCGCTGCGGCCACGTCAGTCTCCGCACTGAACTGCTCGGCGCCTGCCTCTTCATCCTCGACCGTATCGACCTGCGGCTCCGAAGCTGTCGCCTCGAGCTCGGCCGACTCGACCGTTTCCTCAACCGCGCCCGCCTCGAGCTCGGTGTTCATTTCGTTGTTGTCCATGTCTCCTCCACTAGCCGGAACGTCGACCGTCTGGCCGGAGTCCGACATTGCCTCCGCTCTTGTGCGACGATCCGCACCGAAAACCGTGAAGCTGACCTCGTTGAGCTCAGCCTCACGAAAAATCGTCGCCGGGCCGGCTAGCTGGTAGCCGTTGACCTCGGCGCTTCTGCCCTCTTCGATCTCCTCAAGCCGCGACGGTGGCGCGAAGATTGACGCCTCCCAGGGAAACCCGTCAGCGGCGAGCGCAGCAGCCTCGCGGCCTGCCTCGGTTGCCTCGGTAAAACGGCCAGTCACGGCCAGCCCCTCGTTTGTGACCTCGATCGTGTCGGTCACGCCGACAACCTGCCCGGTGTCGTGATCGCGCAGCACGGGTTTGCTCTGCGAGCTCACGTTGAGCCCTGCCAGGTCGACCGCGAGCGTCCCCCAATACCAGTGCCCGGTCATCGGCTGCCCGCTGTTCGCGACCATGCGGAACTGCTGAGGCGCATTGCTGTCGGTTTCTATTGCGACTGCATTCATGCCGCCCCGAAACCGCAGCGCATCGACGGGCACTTTTCGTGTTTTGCTCATCGCAGATCCTCGCGCTCGAGCGCGTCTGTCTCTTCGTCTTCGGTCTCGGCTGATTGCAACGCGTCGGTGTCACCGAACGACAAGCCCATCTCGGTGCGCTTGCGCTCTTCGCGCTGACGCTGCGTAAAGACCTCTTCCCAATCGCGGCCGAGCGCGCCGGCTTCGTCGGCGTGCGTTGACAGTCCGCCAGCGATCGCATCAAGCGACGCACGGACTTCCTGATCGGGTCTGACGAAATGGTAGGCCGGTCCGATCCAGCGAGCGCCGAGCAGCGCGCGATCAAGCTGGAGCACTGGCAGCTCGTCGCGCAGCAATGCCTCGCGCATGACGAGCGCGTAGATCGGCCGGCAAGCTGACCAAGCAAACCAGCGTTGGACGCATTGGAAACGTGCCCGCGCTGCGATCAGTGCCGCGCGTGCGCTGGAAAAGTTGGTCTTGGAAAAGTCGAGCGTTGCGACCTCGTAGGGCAGCCCTACCCCCGCGCCTTGGTCGCGCTTCGTACGCTCGACAAACTGAGCGAACTGCTGACCCGGTCGCGAAGGGTTGAGCTGCTCGACAGATTCGCCGGGCCGCAAATAGTGAATCATGCCGGGGAAAAGCTCGGCCAGCGGCTCGTTGTCCGGGCCGACGCCAGTTGCCGGCGCGCTAAAGTTTGCGGTGCCGCTCGCGGTCTGCGTCACGATTGCGGCGAAACACGCAGCAACTCGAGCTGCGACAAGCTCGGCCTCCATGTACTCGCTCAGGTGGTGGAACTTGCCGAGCACCGGTGCAAGCAGCGGCACGCCGCGGGTCTGTCCGACGCGAAGCCGCGGAAACAGGTGCAGCACGCGCGGGTGGCCGGCCATGTCGTACGCTGCCACGCGGTCGTACTCTTCGGCGCCAGTGTGCGTGCCGTGGACAAAATCGCCCGGATGCTTTTTGCGAATCCAGTACGCGACCGGCCGGCCGAGCGTGTCGATCTCGACGCCGCCGCGGATCTCGTTGCCATTGGGAGCTCGCGACGCGATCAGGCCGCTTGGCGTGTCGAGCCGGTCGGACTCGATCAGTTGCAGCGCGAGCGAATACTCGCGGCCGGGTCGCCGGCGCTCCGCTTCGCTTAAGTACCGCGGAACGACAAGCACCTCGCCGTTCTCAAGAATGCTGCGAAGCATAAGCCGCTGGAGACCATAAAAGTCGTCGCAGCCCGTAACGTCCGCCTCGTCGCACCAGCCTCTGAACGCGCGCTCGGCGGCTTCCTGGAACAACGCCGCCTCGTCCTCGGTCATTCCGACCTCGGCCGGATTGACTCGAGATTGCGGCCGCATTCCGCAGCCGATCACGTTGGTCAGAAATGCTTCGACGATTGCGTTTGCGCCGTCGTCATTTCGCAGAAGCTCTCGCGAGCGTGCGCGGAGCTCCGGCAGCTCGTCGAGAATGTC